GCAAGAGATGAAGGAAAAGTAAAATCATCTAAAGATAAGAAAGACGCAACTTCATACCCACCAAGTGAAGAAGTCAAAAAGACACAGAAGAAAAATGATGGTCCTTCTGCGTATGAACGTGTGAAAAAGAAGTATAAAGGTCAGATTATGGATGTTAAAAAAGAAGAAGTTTCTACAAAAGGACATTATAATTGGAGACAAGAACTTGATGAGAAGTGTTGGCCAGGTTATGAAAAGAAAGGAATGAAAACAATGTTTGGTAAGAGGTATCCAAACTGCGTAAAAAAGTCCAAGAAGAAGAAGTAAAGGATACTTCTTCTGATATACAGGAAAAGACAAAATTAAAGAATACTAATTACGGTCCTGCTATTGTAAATCAAACTGATAGTGTGAAAAAAATTAGCACCAGAGTAAAACCATTACAAACTGGTGGAGATGGCACTGCGTATTATGGTGAAGAGGTCATTGGTGAAAAAGTGATGACTAAAAAAGATATTAAAAAGAGAGATGAGATTGCTGATGCAATTAGCACCAAAGATATGAAAGATCGTTATGGTGATAAAAATGTAAAGTATGCAATTGCAACTAAAATTGTAATGGATAAAAAGAAGAAAAAGAAAGAAGAAATGAAAGAAGAATTAGATGAAAAGGATAAACCATTTGTGAAAAAATTAGTTAAGAATCTAAAGAAAGGATCTAAAACTCACGAAAAACAGGCAGAAAAATTAGAGAAAGCAATGAAGGAAAATACTGCGATTGAAAGTGAACTAGTAATTCAAGATTGGAATTCTGACGATATCAAGTTTACAGAAATTGAAACTGTTGATATAATCAAAGCAAAACCACTAAAGGAAGAGCATTCTGAATGGAGGCTTGATGAAAAGTTTACTATGTTAAAAACACTTGGTAAAACTATAATTAAGGGCACAGGTTCTTCAAAATTAGCAGGTTTAAATCCAAGATTATCAAAGATAGCAAGTTTTAATGCAGCAAAGATAAGAGGACAAAACATAATGAGCAAATTATTGGGAAAAAAACTCAATGTGCCAATTGATCCAATAGTAAGTCAAAATATACAAACTAAATCGATAGTTAATCAGGCAAATATGGCAAAAGACAGAATGAGAAAAGTCAAAAAGAAAATATCAGGTGATGCTGTTTTTCCAACAGTAGCACAGAATAAAATAAAGAATGAAATTATAAGTGATAAGGGAATAAGTAATAAAAATCCAATAAAGAAAAAATTTACTAAAAAGAAAGGTGATGACGAAACACCATCTTTGATGGCATCTTATGATTGGAGAGCAGATTTAGGTGAAGATTGGCAGAAAGTTAATCGTCAAGATAAGACTGATGGTTTAAGTAAAAAGGCAGTCAAAGCATATCGTCGTGAGAATCCTGGTTCTAAACTAAAAACTGCAGTTACAAAAGATCCTAAAAAATTAAAGAAAGGTTCAAAGGATGCAAAGAGAAGACTATCTTTCTGTAGAAGAATGAAAGGTATGAAGAAGAGACTTACATCTGCAAAGACTGCAAGAGATCCAGATTCAAGAATCAATAAGGCATTACGTAGGTGGAACTGCTGATGAAAACATTTGAACAGTTTAAGGTAGAATTAAATGAGATAAGAGCTTTAAAAAGTTTAAGTCGTGTTATGAGAGCAGGTCCATCAGTTAAAACCTTAAAAACACCATTTCCAAATTCAGTTAGAATGTATCATGGGACAACAGCAAAGAATGCTGCAAATATTATGAAAAGAGGATTTACACCAACTCAAACAATTAATCCTAATAATTTTTCAACTGAACTAAGTAACGTTTATCAAACAACAAATCCTAGTAGGGCAGATTATTACGCTAAATTAATGGCTAAGATAAGAAAAGATAAACCGACTATACTTGCAGTTGATGTAAATAAAAAAAATATAAGAAAAGGTGTTAGAGGTGATGAATTCGTAGTACCAGTAACTGATACAAGACCAGTTGCTACAGGAGTTAAACCAATCAAAAGGAGGAAGGGAGAAGTTATACAAGATAATTATCAACATAAATAGTCAATAAAAGTTTAGAATAATGATCACATTAATTAAAGGTACTGAAGCAGCATGTGGCACAAATGCTGCAGGTGCATCCACCTTTGGTAGTGCTACAGCAGTTCGTCTGGTCAATAATAGCGGAACTGCAAGATTAGTATCTGTTATTGATTCTGTTGGAGGATCTACAACAATTGGAACTTTTACATTACCAGGTAATGCTGTAGAAGTTGTAGAGAAAAAATCAACTGAAGCAATCTTTGCAGCAAACGCTGCTGTTTTAGGTGCAGCTGTAGGATACACAATAAGTTAACAATTTAATTTTATATAATGAGTGAAGTTTATCTTGGTAATCCCAATTTAAAAAAAGCAAATACCCCTATTGAATTTTCTCAAGAGAATATTCTTGAGTTTATGAGATGTAAAGAAGATCCTGTATATTTTGCAAACAAACATATAAAGATTGTATCTATTGATGAAGGATTAGTTCCATTTCGGATGTATCCTTTCCAGAAAAAACTAATAAGTAATTTCCATGAAAACCGTTTTAACATCTGTAAGATGCCTCGGCAGACGGGTAAATCCACTACAGTTGTATCTTATCTCTTACATTATGCAGTTTTTAATGATAACATTAATATTGCTATACTGGCAAACAAAGCCTCTACTGCCAGAGATTTATTAGGTAGACTTCAATTAGCATATGAAAATTTACCAAGATGGATGCAACAAGGTATTATATCTTGGAATAAAGGTTCTTTAGAATTAGAAAATGGTTCAAAAATATCAGCGAACTCTACGTCATCTTCAGCCGTTCGTGGTGGTTCTTATAATGTTATTTTTCTTGACGAGTTCGCCTTTATACCAAATCATATTGCCGACGACTTTTTTGCTTCTGTATATCCTACTATTAGTTCTGGTCAAAAATCAAAAGTTATAATTGTTTCTACCCCAAGAGGTATGAATCATTTTTATCGTATGTGGCACGATGCCGAGAGAAATAAAAATGAGTATGTACCAACAGAAGTCCATTGGTCTGAAGTACCAGGTCGTGATGAAACTTGGAAAGAGCAAACAATTGCAAACACATCAGAACAACAATTTAAAGTAGAGTTTGAATGCGAGTTTCTTGGATCTGTTAATACTTTAATCAGTACATCAAAATTAAAAAATCTTGTATATGAGAGTCCAATTCAAAGAAATGCAGGATTAGATGTATATGAAGCACCACAAAAAGACCATAATTATTTGATTACAGTTGACGTTGCTCGTGGTCTTGGAAATGACTATTCAGCATTCGTTGTTTTTGATATAACTAACTTCCCATATAAAGCAGTTGCAAAATATCGTAATAATGAAATTAAACCTATGTTGTTCCCAAGTATTATTGATGATATAGGAAAAGCATATAACAAAGCATTTATATTATGCGAGGTAAATGATATTGGTGATCAGGTTGCATCTATCTTAAATTACGATTTAGAGTATGATAATTTATTGATGTGTTCTCAAAGAGGTCGTGCAGGTCAAGTTGTTGGTGCTGGATTTAGTGGTAAAAGATCACAATTAGGAGTTAGAACTACACAAGCAGTTAAAAAATTAGGTTGTTCAAACCTTAAAACTCTGTTAGAAGATGATAAGATACTTATTATTGATTATGATATTATATCAGAATTAACTACTTTCTCTCAAAAACATAACTCATTTGAAGCAGAAGAGGGATGTAACGATGACCTAGCAATGTGTTTAGTTATATTTGCTTGGTTGGTTGCACAGGATTATTTCAAAGAAATGACTGATAATGATGTAAGAAAAAGAATATATGAAGAACAAAAGAATCAAATAGAGCAAGATATGGCACCTTTTGGTTTTATGTCTGACGGACAAGATGAATCTACTTTTGTTGACAAGGACGGAGATTTATGGCACACTGATGAATATGGTGACAGATCCTATATGTGGGATTATATGTAATGGACTTAAACGAAAGTAATGTAACCAAATCTCTATCAGAAATTGCTCCTTATATTGAAGCAGATGGAGGATTTGTAGAGTTTGTAGAGATAGAAGAAGAAACAAACTATGTTAAAGTTAGATTAGGTGGTGCTTGTACAAGTTGTGCAATGAGTGCGATGACACTTAAACAAGGTATAGAAAGTAAAATAATGCAAGATATTCCTGATTGTAATGGAGTTATCCAAGTTCTATAATGGATTTTGATGAACAACTTGAATTAGATCATTTTGTTCTAACTGAAAGAAAGTGTCGTGTTTGTGGTAAAACGAAAGATTTAATAGATGGTTTCTATTTGATAAGAAAGAATAAGAGTATTCAATCCTCTTATTCATATGAATGTAAAACCTGTACGATTCAGAGGGTAAAAAGCAAGAAGAAAGTAAAGATTAAGAGTTGGGAATATCCAGATTGGTAGTTCATGCACTGTTTCCCCGATGTAAAAGGTGGTTTTGATAAATAATTCTATAAAAAATATCCTGAGATTGGAGAATACAAGATGGCTTTAAATTTAGCCTCTCCTGGTATAGTAGTAAGAGAAGTTGACCTCACCATTGGTAGAGTAGACGCTACAAGCGGCTCTATTGGTGCGTTAGTTGCTCCATTTACGAAAGGTCCTGTAGAGGACGCACAACTCATTGAGAGTGAGGAGGATCTATTACAAACTTTTGGACAACCATATTCTGTAGATAAACACTACGAATATTGGATGGTCGCATCTTCTTACCTAGCATACGGTGGAACACTTCAAGTTATTCGTGCTGACGATTACAACACATTAACTGGAGTTGGTCTTAAGAATGCTTTTGTAGGAACTGCTTCTAGTATAAGAATCAAGAGTGATACACATTATAACCAATTAGGTTATGATGACAATACAATTACTGGTGTTACAGTTGCATCAAAAACACCTGGTACATATGCAAACGGACTTAGAGTTGCAATCATAGACGCAAAGGCAGACCAAATACTAACTGTATCTGGAATATCAACAGTTGGATTAGCAGTTACACAAACTGCTGCTGGTAGAATCGTTGCTGGTTCTGCAGGAACAAGTGTTCTTGATGGTTACATTAAGGGTGTTGTTACTGGATTTACAGGAACTACTGCCGATGTTAAAGTTCTTGCTCACGTTTCAACTGCTGGAACAGTAACAAATGTCAATTATCAGAATGGTGGAGTTTACAACTTTGCAACTGGTACAGTTTCAGTAACTCCAGCAGGTCAAACTATTGCACCTACTACAGCACAAACTGTGTCGGCAACCACGGATTGGTTTGAATCTCAAAATATTGTTTTGACACAAACTGATGCAAATGGTAATCCTATAAGTTTAGAATGGGATCAATTAGCAGATGCTCCTGGTACTTCAACTTATGCTGCTGCCAGAGGTGGTAGATTTGATGAAGTTCACGTTGTTGTCATAGATGACAAAGGAACAATTACTGGTAATGCTGGTACAATCCTTGAAAAACATCTAAATCTTTCAAAAGCAAAAGATGCTGAATATTCAGTAGGTTCAACAGCATATTGGAGAAAGTATCTTGCGACTAATTCTGCATATATCTACGGTGGTAGTGCTCCTGCTGGAATCACAACAAGTGGATTTACAGGTGGAACTGCAACTGCAATAGGTAGTTTAGATACAGATAGTGGATGGGATCAGGACGCAAGTGGAGTTAACTTTGGTCTTTCTGGTGTAGTAACTTCCTCACTTGCAGGTGGTACAAACTATGGAGATAAAACAGATTATACAACTTCAGGTGCTTTGACATCAGGTGTTGATGATTTAATCACTGGTTATGGATTATTTGAAAACAAAGAAGAAATAGAGGTTGACTTTATATTGATGGGTGCTGCTCATCATCCGAAAGAGCAGTCTCAAGCAATTGCAGAAAAAATAATTGCAGTTGCTGAAGCGAGAAAGGATGCAGTCGCATTTATCTCACCATATCGTCAAGCATTCTTGAATGATGGTACGGCTGGTACTGTTACTGTTAACAACATAGACACAATGACAAATAATATTGTCGGATACTATGCTCCAATAACATCAACAACATATGGTGTATTTGATAGTGGTTACAAATATATGTTTGACCGCTTTAATAATACATTCAGATATGTCCCATTAAATGGTGACATTGCTGGAACTTGTGCAAGAACTGATATTGAACAGTTCCCTTGGTTCTCACCAGCGGGTACTGCAAGAGGTT